ATGAAACGTTTTCCAACTGTAGGAGAAGCCAAGAAAGAAATTGAATCCTTACAATCTTTTATTATGTTAGCTGAAGCCTATCCAGAAGAAACGATTGAACAACAAATCATTAAATTGTATGCCTATACCGGTAGCATTAAAGAAGTTGTCTCCGAAATAAACATTGAGCGCACCAAGCAACAATTAGAACTGATTGATAATACTTTTGTGAGTGAAGTGATTCAAAGCAAGCCAGCAGATCCATTGCATAAATTGCTGCGTTCCAATTATATGAGCAAAACCAAGCACAACCGAAAGAAAAATCCGGATAAAGGACAACGTATGTATATATAAATGAACAAGCCCTCTTCTCGATAAGAGAAAAGGGCTTTAAATCTTGAAAAAGCTTATACATCATAACTGTTTAGACCTTAACAATTGGCTAGCTACTTTATGGACCGCTTTAAGAAATATTATCCTCGCTAGATAGTTTTCTTGTTTTTCTATGAAGTATAGCCTCGGTTAAACCATTTAATGGTCCACCGACAGTTCTGTTTAACATATACTTAGGATCAAAATAGTTGATGTACTCGTTTTCGAAACTTTGAAAGTCATCAGTTACATAGGCAAATACTCTAGTAGTATCATAGGCCCTGAAACTGTCTATTGATAAAATTGAGTCGTCTATTCCTCCGAATATTAAACGGTCGAATTGTTTTTGTGCACTCCAATGCACTCTGAGACGTCTTGTTATATCTCCACTTATACCGATATATACTTGAGAGTATGCATCCAGTACCATGACATAGTATCCAGGAGAACCTTTTAAAAGAGAAAGGTCGGTAAATTCTTCAAATACTTTAGTTTTATTGAGAAAACGCATAAGTTCTTCGTTAAATTCCTGTTTAGACAATGAATTATAATACTGTATATTCAAGTCAAAGTTCTCAAAGCAGTTTTTTGTATGCGATTTTATATATGATTCAGGGTAAATCTCTCCTGTACCAAATGAGCTTTTATTGTTTACTCTTATATAATTCTCTCTTGTCATTTTTAATCCACCGGATTTTTCCATGATATTTAGACCTAAATGTTGTGGCATAATTTATTCTCCCCGCACCATATTTTCCATATTATACCTTATCCTGGTTTAAGAATGTGAAGTAAGAAGTATTAATTAACATTATAAGGAGTATTATTCATTACTAATCGAAAAAAAGCCCTTTACCAGTTAAGGTAGAGGGCTTTGCTTATACTTGTTTATATTCGATGTTTTTCTTTCCAGACTTTATAGCTTTCTCTAATTCTTGAACCATGCCCGTTAATTGACTATAAGCATTTACTTGTTTGCCCTCAACAGAGACACGATAGACCGGTGCCTTTGGTTTAGCTACAGCTGCTTTCTTAGCTTCCTCCGCAGCCTTTTTATCTACTTCTACTTTTTTGACGGCATTTACTTCTGCAGTCAATTTGCTAAGTGTCGCTTTGCCGGCAATCCCATCTATCACAAGATTAAATTTCTTTTGAAACCATCTAACTCCAGCTTCTGTACCGTTTCCGAAAATCCCGTCTACCGTTAAATTCGGATTGTATCCCAGAAAGTTAATCATGTCTTGAATAATTTCAATCGGTTTGCCTTTATCACCGTTCATCCAGTAATCTTTGCTCACTTGTGCCACCTTCACTTTCGTTCTTTTGAATTCCGCTTCTATCTTATCTCTGAAAGGTTTAAATGTACCGTATTTATTTAGGATCAACTGCGGGCAGTATTTGCCACTCCAATATTGATGCGGTCGCACCCATTCAATAGGTAAGTTCATTTCCTTCATTAGATATGCATACAGAGCTATAGCGTTCTCTTCGATTTTTTGTCTGTCCGCCCCTTGGTGCATACACTTCTCAAAACCAATGGTGTTCCTATTACCGGAATTAAGCCCCCAACCATCACCACAATGATAAGCAGGCTCGTCAAAAGGTAGATGTTGAATGATAAAATCTTCATCAAGGGCTCCATGCCAGGAAATGTGTGTTGTATCTTTTACAGGGAGCTTGCCCCAGTTATGAAGTAATTTGTTATGGGCTTTCGCATCTGCCCCTCTCCCTGGGTTTCCAGTGTCATGATCGGTAATGCCTCTTGCTTTCATCGGAATGCCTGGACGTATTTTAGGATTTCCTTTTGGTACAATATCTACAATCACTGTAGCATGTCCTATTTTCATTCCATGTGGCAGGAACCGCATTATTCATCTCCTCCTTTTGGTTTGTTTTCTCGTTGTTTGACAACCTCATATAATCCTGTTGCCGCAAGTCCAGCTAATCCACCGGCCCATAATCGATTAATGGAATCGAGATCCGTGAACGGGAACGCTGCCAATCCAATTATGAGGCCGACCAGGAACGCAAGCACGGATATAAAATTGACCCGCAAGTCCACCGTCTTTTTAATCATCTCTACTAATGCGGTGATAATAGGAACTAAAATTGACGCAAATATCAACACTGCTGCCATGTTTAACACTCCTCCTTCTTTTTATCTTGCTGGATATTTTCTTTCTGAACTTGTTGAATTTCCTTAATCAAGATGGCTTTATCGACTTGTTCTAACGCTGGGTCGCGTATAAGTGCCTGTTCTTTTCCTGCCGGGTCACGATTTAACTTATCCAACGCGTTATAAAGGACAGGCGGAATGGGCAAGCCCATCTGTGCGCAATTCTCAAGAATCGATAATCCTTCATTCACAATGAAGAAGCTGGCAACGCCCATAATGATGACGCCGTTCGTGTCCTGTCCCATGTGAATAAAAAAATATTCGATGCCGGCCGTCATAGCCAAGACAACGAATATCGCAAATTTCTTAATGAGCCCAGCCCAACCAAGTGTGCTGTTTAATGATTTCGTCATCCAGGCACGCAGCAAACCGGTGATCATGTCTAGAAACATGAAAAATAATAATACGACGGTTGCTTCATTGATTAAGCCCGTCAAATAAACCGCAAAGCTTACTACTGCTGCAAGAAATCCCTTCACCGCCGTAACCTCCCATCTGAACATATCCCCTCATCCTTTCCCATATCCTCATCCCCCTTTTTCTCTTTAGAGGCAATAAAAAAGAACGCTTATTCAGCGCTCTCTTGTGCCTTTGTTGCGTCCACCATTCCCTGTAGCGCATCTTTTAGCTCTTTGATTTTCGCTTGATTCCGGCGATCCTGTACGACGAGTGTAATTTTTTCTGAAGTTAGCGCGCCGATCTCCGCTGTTTGCTGTTGCATAACTTCTACCTGAAATTTAAGCGTCTCTTTTGCTTGCTCGAGTGTCATTTCGTTGTTTTGTTCTGGATTCATATTAAGCTCCCATCAATTCTTTTATAGTATTTTCCGCTTTTTCCAGCCGTTTAATAAGCTGTTGGATCGCTAACCAGCCTGTCGTCTCCATTGCGTACTGATCCACGCCGTCACCGTTTATGATGTGTTCCGGCGTTCGCCACTCTCCGCCGATCGCAAGGCCATATCTCCGGATTCTTCGCCCTTGCTCGAGATCCCCTTTTAAAAAATACGTTAAAAGATCCGCATTTTTGATAATTTCTAGCGCGTCGGCGTCCCACCGTTTAATATCTGCTTTCGTTTCGACGCGGGAACCGTTCGTAAAACTTGCAGCTGTAACGTCCCGATAAATAGGTCCGGAGCTGGCAAGTCCGCGGCTCGTTACCCGGAGCCCTAGATCTGTTCCGATATACGCGTATAAGCCCGGATCCGCCGTAAGCGATACGCCGTAGTAAGCGCGCGCCCTTACGTCTCGATAAACAAGGTTCTCTGTTCCGGGAGTTGTGGCTCCGACTTTTGAGACGACGCGGAGCTCTGTATCCGCTCCAATATAAGCGTTGGTCGTCGTGGTAATAAAGCCAGTCCCATGTATGGCTGCAGCGCGGAGCGGGTAGTAAATATCGGTCGAGCCGCCGGCCGTGACGCGTACTTCACCGCCTAATGTTGGCCGCAGGTAAAGATTTGTCGCATTGGTACCCGTGTTCACATCTAGATAATTGCCTTTGTAGCCATCTGCCCGGACCGGAATATACGTATAGCTCCCGATTTGACCGTCTCCAGGAAGCCCGTTTATGTTAACTGCCCTCGCTTCGTTATAAGCGGAGAAGTAAAAGTTTGTTGTCGTCGTTCCAACTATTGCCGTCGTAACCCACGTTTGATTCGCCTGGAAAAGAATGTTCCCTTCCTGGTTAAATCCTGTAAAACCGCGTGAGTTAAAATTTAAGTATTGACCACTCTTCGCTTCGAGCCGAATGTCCCCGCCCTGTATCCACATGAGCGAGTCTTCGCTTTCGGACGCAATGACCATCCCGCGCAACATGCCGGCCATAATATATTCAGCTACAATTCCGTCTCCTGTTATGGCATAACCAAATGAGCTTCCTCCATCATTAGAGATACCAAAACCTGAAGAATTGTGTACCGTCAATTTGTTTGGGTCAATCTTATCTCTGGCGATAATGCCATTTACAAACTCCAATTCGGTTTGAGCAGATAACAATGCTTTCGTTGCTTGCGCTACAGCTGCATCCATCGCCTGAAACGGAACTTTCTCTAAGCCACTAAACAACCGATCAATGCGCTTCGATGTTTCCGACATCCGTGTGGTAATATCTGAGAGCCGTATCGAACTGTTGCTCAGGGTAACGGACGTTTTCACGACACGCCACCGTTTGTCGATAAATTTGTAGGTTTCATCGATTTCCACAATCCGAGCTGCTACTTTAATATTCATCGGTTCGTAGATAATGTAGCCACGGTCTCCTTCGTTCAATGCCCCGTTGTTCAGGCCAAGTTCCGCGATGTCTACAGTTATTGACAGTTCCGGTTCATCCTGCAAGCTGTCTTTTAACCGCTGCAGCATCGTGGCGTTGGTCGTGTAGCGTTCATCAATGATTTTCCCTGCGTAGCGCAATCCGTCTGGCGAGTCGGGATTCGGATATAGTGACGCGTTCGGACTCTTATACTCAGCCACCGCCAAGTACTTTTCATCCCCAACCAATCCACGGTACACGCCGATGATGTTTCCGGCTAACAGGTAGCCGATCGGGTCCATGTTGCCGCCCTTTATGGACGTATACCAGCTTTTTGAATCTTTCCCTTTAAACGTGGCGACAACGCTGTGTGATTTATGTTCAAGTCCCCGTATCACTTCAAACGTCTTTTCCTTGCTCAGTTCGGATGTGTCCTCATACGTAGATATTTTTACATTGGTCTGCTTATCAATCGTAAACTCCCAAACGCCTCCCCAGCCAAGTACAATCGTTCGCCAATTAAAGCCGGTACCGGTGAAGGAGAAGCGGAAGGTTGCGCCTGTTTGGTTGGTGGCCAGCTTATTGATGCCTGTTTCTGTGTAGTATGTTCCGGTGCGGGTTGTGTACGGGATCGATGTGTTACTCAGTGTGTCCTGCAGCTCTTTCAGCTTGCCGTAGCCTTTGATATAGGTGGACAAGTTGCTCGTATTCTCAACTTTGTTCAAGCCTTTCACGTTGTGCCGCCAGCGAAATTGAAAGTCGGTATCTGCGCCAATTTGTCTGTGTAGGTACACTTGTTTGCCGACCACACGGAATTCCGCGCCGTAAGATTCCAATACTTTCTGGAACAATGCCAAACAGTTATCTGCACCGAAGTTCTCCAGCGTCTTTGCGCCTACGGTGTCTACCACAGTAAAGCCATATAGCGTTTTGCTGAACACCATTGTTAATGCTGCTTGGAACGTCAAAGAACCGCTGTGTACATCTTCCTGGTAGCAGTCAATCATACTCGCGAAAAATCTATGGACGGCACCGACTTGTTTTGTGGACCGTTGACCGTTGCTTCGTTCGTCCACTTGCTTGATCACGTATGGCTCACCTAGGAAATCAGCAACCACTTCATTTGTGACGGAATCCCATGCATGTGCATTCGTTTCGTGCGGAATCACTTCAAATGATAGCGTCTTATCGCCATTCACTTTCCGCTTCCGGTTCATTTTCGTAACCTTCGTCAATTGGTGCATTTCCCCGTCAAGTTTCGTTATGGGTAACACTGCCGCACCCCTTTCTTCACATAGAAAAAAGAGCGCCCAATCGGACGCCCTGTGATGTGTGTTGTTAGCTTGGAGTCAAGCTCGTTTCGCCGGTATTCACGACCAAGGTGCTTGTCGTCGATGCTAGGTTGATCAGTTGCGTGCCAGGCGTTGCAATCTTATCGTTGAGTGGTGCATACAGATCCAAACTCGTCTGTGTGTATTCGCCTTCTTGCAGCGTGCGGATTTGGCGCTCACTTAACCGCGTGCGATAAACTGCCAAATCCTTAAAGCTCGCATTGTTCAATGTTAGATTTCCTGAACCGTCCCGACCTGATATCGTTACTTTCGACAAAATGGAGTTGACTTCCGTCCGTCTTAAAATTTCTATTCCGTTTATATAAACGATGAATTCCTTTGTTTCAGCGTGATACGTAACCGCGATGCTGTACCAAGTATTCCAAGCAATTGTCTCAGGAACATCGACCTGTGTTGTGATACCTCCTACATTGACATTAATGCGCCCTTGGACGTTCTGCGTTACAAACAAACGGTCCGTGCTGTTAAATGAGATGATTCCGGCCGCTTGTGTTGGCTGCGCGTATTTCACACGCAAAAAGACCGTCCAATTAAGCGGTGGGTAGTCAGGAATGAAGAACATCGGCGTTTCCGTTGCTGCAACTGCGATATTAATATGCCCACTTCGTGTGCGTATCGGTTTCGCGTCTTGGAACGAAGCTTTCGCCAACAATGAAGGTGGGAACGAATCCCGAATCATCTGATGCCCTCTATCGTTATAGTGCAAACTGTCAGCCATTAACGTGCTGATCCACAGGCCATTCGTTTCAGTCAAGTTGCCGAGCCAATCAATGCTGTGAATGCCCATGCGCTCAAATTCCGAGTTCAGCTGCGCGGCGTGGTTGTAGTACATTGTGTTAAAGTTTCGCGTCGGCCCCTGACTCGCGAGAATCGGCGTCGCTCCGATCTGTTGGACCATTCGAACGATCTTTAAGAGGTTTTTCCGAAACTGCTGATACACCGCAATCTTATCGCTCGCCGTATAAATCCCTTCATTTCCTAACGTTAGCTGGATAATAACAAAATCTGGCTGCAACGGCGCAACGTCTCGATAAAACCGGCTTAATACGTCGGGCGTTTTATTCCCGCCGATTCCACGGATAATGACCTCATAATCAGGTCCAAGCCTCTCCGCGATCAATGTAAACCAGGCTTTTGTTCGATCCGTCGGCCCTGTTCCCTCGGACGAGGAGGAGCCGAGAAAAACGACGCGCTCTTTATACGCTTTAGGGACGGTTTTCGTTGCTCTTGGTAATCCGTTCAGATCGGCCGCGAGTTGTTGTCCCGACTCAGACCACCAGCGCCCTTGTGTAGTAGGCACGGATTCGATTTCGGCAACATCTTTCTTTTTTGCGCGTGTTAATATCTCGTCATTGGTTTGGTTCAAGTTTTGGTCGACTTTTTCGAACCGTGCATTCAAATTCGCTTCCTCGCCACGTGCCAGGACGATCTCTGGATTGCTGTTTCCGGCTTCCGCTACTACGGCATTAAAATCAAGTTCGATTTGTGCCAGTCGCGTAAATTCCTCTTCGATCATCGTCAGGTTCTCGTTCTCTTTGATGCGCTCTTCGGGACTTAACGAAACGCCTTTTCTGTTTAATTTAAACACTGTACAGTCCCCCTTCTATAGATACAAAAAAGGAAACTCGAAAGAAATCTCGAATCCCCCTGTTATGCCTTCGATTTTAAATTGGTTGATGCCTGGTGCGATGGAAATTAGCGCCAAGTTGGTGTTTTTTACAATGTTGAGACCGTTCCGTCTCGCCTGTACGCCATCCACAGTGATGATGTCGCCAGATTGGAAAAACCCTTTATACTGCCACATTTCGCCAGTGGTCGAGTTCGTGATGCGTAGGTCACTGGCTGTTGCTGTGGAAGACGTCAGTTTGATGATTAGCTTTGATTCCCTCGGATCCACTTCCAAGTTACCGGCGTTGTAGATGGAGAAAGTTGCGGTATTGTGAACATACTTTTGCTTGGCCACATCTCCTTCCAATCCCATGCCATATGCCCAGATGCCGGATTCCGATGTAAACGGATTGAGCGTGGTACCGATGGATTCAGCGTGCGGTCTTGCAGAGTAAAGCGTCACCGCCACTTCCGCAAACTTGCCATTGATTCGTTCGATGTCAACTTCCTGAACACTTACATGCCAGCGTATGCCTGGAACGTGTTGATCTACCGCCCATATATCCTTAATTGGATCCAGCGCCGCAAACAACTCATTCCGCAGCAGTTTATAATCCAGGAAATCGTATGCCTGGTACTGCAGCCGCGTATTAATCAACCGACTGTTCCGGGTCTTACCCAATACAATATCTCCATGCCACACATTTTCCGTATGCGGTTCAGCCTCAGGAGGTTGAGGTGTAAACTCCAACCACCTGACACCGCGCAACTTAATTTCCTTCATGTTCGAATCGTATAGTTTAACGCTCACTACCTCACCCCTCTAAGAAATGCTGAATTGACTGCCGCTGCTCCAAAAAGTTGTTGGTTGATATCAATCGTTTCTTCAGCGATGATTCGACCGTTTAACGGAAGCTGGACAACGATTGGCGGGAAGTTTTGTTCTCGGATTGGTACCGTGGCTGCATCGGGTTTTCTATTGATCCCCTTAACCAAGCTCATGCTTGCCGCTTTGTTCGGGTACAAATCCAACTCAGGAATAGCCGCCTGCGCCATACTATGGGCCGCTTTGTTGATGCCTGTCGTACTGTCTTCCATTCCGTTTTCCAAACCTTCGCCGGTCCATTCACCAAATTGATGCATCAACTTGGACGGCGAGGCAATTTTCAATAATTTTTTAATCGGCGCTGGAATATTGTCGTTAACGAGTGATTTAACGGTAGAGAGTAGATTGCCCGCCATTCCTTTGATTCCGTTAATCAACCCTTGAATCATTTGTCGGCCAATCGTAGCTAAGTTAATGCCTCGTAAGAAGGACATAATCCCGTCTATGGTTTGCTTGACCGTATCTCTGGCTGAATTCATTTTTTCACGAACACTAGAAACCAATTCCTGAAATTTTGAACGAGCCGTTGAAACGATTCTGCCAAAAGTTGAAGTTAAAAACGTTTTTATTGCACTCCAAATTTGAGAAATCAGCTGGCTCGATGCCTGCATCTGAGACGCAATGGCCGAACGCATGGCGCCAAAGTCACCAGTAACCAAGCCTTTCAAAAATGCTAGCGTATTTTGGAAGGTCGATTGGATAAATCTTAGAATTGACGTAATGACAGTCACTGCCATTTGCATATAATTTTGCATCGTATTTTTAATGAAAGTGAATCCTGCGAGCACCACTCTCTTGATCCCCTCGGTGTTAACGCCAAATTTCTGGAACAACTGATCAAGTTTCGCTTTAACCGTATCCCAATTTTTATAAAGCAGGATACCAGCAGCCACCAGTAAACCTATTGCTACTACGACCAAACCGATTGGATTTGCCAGCATCGCCAAGTTCATGGCCACCTGAGCCGTTGTCACCATCAGCATAATTGCTCGGTATGCAGCCATTGCTCCAGTAATCACTTGATATGCAATAGCACCTGCCGCAATACCCGCGAGTATCGGACCAAGGATATTCCAATGCTCAATCACCCATTGCGTCATACTGGCAAGCATTTCGCCCGCTTTACGGATGCCTTCACCAATAGCCTCAAACGCGGAAACAAAACCCTCTTTCACTGCATCAATCTTTTCTTGATTCGTAGCCGCCCATTCCTGGACTTTTGCGGCCATATCTCCCAGTGAGTCAACGACTTTCAAAATCCACTCAACAATTTTCCGACCGAAATCTGCGATTACAGGAATCATCCGTTCAAATGCCGGCAGTAACACATTTGTTAGAACGGGAGCGACTGCAGCTCCAATGTTCATAGCAAATGCGCTCATCATCGTTTTCAAGTTTTCCATCCCAATCCGAAAGTTATTGGCGTCATTTAAGGCATCTTCACTCATAACGGCCCCAAGTTCATGCGCTTGATTTTTCGCATCTGCCATACCATCAGCGCCTAATGCAACGATTGGCGCTAAGTCTTGCCATGCTCCACCGAATAGGTCTGTACCGAGGCGTGCTCGTTCTGCTGGATCTTCAATGCCGGCTAATGCTTCAGTAAGCATTGTCATTCGGTATTCCGGAGATGCTGCGTTCAGTTGGTCATAAGTGACACCTAAGCCCTTTAACGCTTCCGACCCTTTACCGGTACCAGTTTCCAAGATGTTCATTTGCTTGGTCAGTTTACTGGACGCTTTCGTCATTGTCTCAGTATCTACACCGGCAACTTTCGCCACCTGATTCCATTCTTGTATCGATGTTGTGCTCATGCCTGTTATTGCATTCAAATCTAATATGCGGTCCGCATGATCTCCCGCTTTTCCTGCCATGGTAAAGAGAGCAGCGCCTGCACCAACAGCGGAAGCTCCGACAGCAGCGGCTCCGATGGCTACAACTTTGCCCATCTTGCCGAACATACTACCGGTCTTTTCTGCTTTGCCGTCGACTTGATCAAGGCCTTTGGAAGCTTCATCTTTTAAATCTATGGTTCCGAACAAGTGAAACAGTTCTATGATTTCCACCTCCTTTTTAAGACAAAATAAAAAAACGCCTTATTAGGCGCCCCGTTTTTTCATCGATTTCAGTATATTGTTCGAGTCCTTGATGATTTCTTCTTCAGATCGTTTCGTGTGCTTTTGCTTGCGGGCATTCAACTTGAATTGCTCAAAGCTAACAAAACTGTCCTTATCCATTTGCGGATAAACAGACAGCCACATTTCCCATAATTTTTCGTCCTGGTACTTCTCCATTGCCTTCACGTAGAGGCCAGATGCAATGGAAAAGGGCAGGTTCATTACATAGTCACTATTTGGATAGCGTGTGAGGATAAAGTCTAGGGCTGTTGATTCATCGATTCGGAAACTAAGGAAAAAAAACTTTGGAGATCTGGCATTTCTTTTAATTCTTTAATCAATTCCAACGTTTCTTTCATGGTGTATTTCTCAATCACGGCCGGCTTGACGCCTTTTAAGTCTGCAAAAAACTTGGTTACTTCTGTTTCTGCTTCTCCGATATTTTCAATGAAAGCTTGGAAGAACGCTGTTCCCATTTGTTCCATCGTCATGCCTTCTTTGTACTCAAAACGAATCTGCATTTTCTTTAAAATTCTTGATACAGCAAATACATCTTTCCAGCTTAATTCTCTCATCACCAATTCCTCCTAAAATAAAGCGCCCCTGAAGACGCTTGTTGGTTGTGTTTATGCTTCTAATGGCCAGTAGATGGTATAAGGTGAGTTAACGTTTCCTTCAGCGTCAGCGTCATAGTGAGCTCCTAGGTTTAATGCGATAGTCGCTTCTCCTTCGTCTTCTGTCGGCAATGTGAAACCTTCCATGGAAAGAACGTTATGGAGCACGATGATAACTGGCTTATTACTTCCTGTTAATCGTGCAACGAGGGCAATGGAATCGGTGTAGTCTTCTAGATTGATAAAGCCTTTACCAGTAATTTCACGATAGCCTTCAATATTCGAGAGTTTATTGACGGATCCTGCGATTGCCAATGCTACGTTGTCAGCAGTCAATTCTTTCAGGTTAACCGTTAAGTTGGCATTTTCACGCACTAGGATTGTGTTGCCTTTCGTGCGGCCTTTTACGCCATCCACTTCAACTTCGCGTGTCTCCTGTTCAAGAGCAAATTCATTTCCTCCGTTTGTTGCGCCGAGCAATTCTCCGGATGCTTCGCCGGTCGCTTCGTCAAACGTTAAGTTTTTGTATACAGCACCAGCATCCATCAAGTAACGCTCAGCCGTCTTATTCGTATAGCCGGATGTTTTAATTACCATCAATAATCAATCCTCTCTTCTCGTTTTACTAAATAACGCAATTCTCTGCGTCTGATATTTTTATCTGAATCCGGAATCATGCCTTGCCCAATCTTCTGGAATTCCAACCACTGATCAGCGTCCAAATGCATATGATTCCGGAGCAACCGGTCAAGTTCTGTCCACTTTTCTTCTAGATGCGTCGTATCCCGTTCGCCCAGATAAGACCACAACGTTACTTCTAAAATGAGATCGTCGCGATATTTCGTAGAGGAACCAGGCGGCAGCTTGAATACAATATAGTCATTAGCAAATGACTCTGAATCTTTTTCTTCAAAATACACGGGCCAATCTGCTTCTAACTTTTCGAAAATCACTTTGAAGACTTCAATCACATGCGCCACGCTCCTTTAACGAGCTCCTGGATGCGCCCAGCATTTGATTCGACAGACGGCTGCAAGGCAGGTTGGGCTGGCATTTGGGATGTGCCTTTCTCAAGGTAAATTGCATACTCCACACCATTTCCAATCGTGACTGCTGTTCCGTCGACGCGGTATCCCCATGCGTCACGATAGTTTCCGGTATCAACTGCTGACCTCGCCTTCGTTTCACCCTCAACGAATGTTCCGATAGCGGTTAAGGCACCCAGTTGGCTAGCTTTTAATGCACCATCCACTGCCTTGCGATTGGACTTGTAATTGCTTGCCATCAGTTCACCGTCCTCTCCCATAGCAAGTTAATTTCTAACTGACGGTTTAGGTTCATCGGATTGTCGACGAAAGTGACACGGTATTGTTCACCGTTGTCAATAACACGATCACCGCGCTTAATATCCACAATGTCGAATAGAATCATGATGTGTGACGATGAACGGTCCAGTGCATCCGCAGCCATGACTTCATTACCGGCAAGCATATCGATTACTCCATCGACTTTAAGATGCTGCGTCCATGTGGAAGCTGTGCCACCGAATCCATTGCTTGTCGTCGTTTGACGCTGCACCACTACCATGACAAGCGCCTCTTCAATCCGAAGAATACATCTGCCGGATAATCTTGCGCAAAGCCTTGTGAGTGCCGTGAAAGACCTTCTGAAGACAGCCCTGTTTTACGGTTCAAGTCAAATTCGACCATCTTTTTTATATTCTTGCGATACGACAACGGCAGGCCATCGCGGTAACTGTTATTGCAGTATTCACGAATGGTGTTTTCGGCCTCCTCGATTAAATCTTGAAGCCGAACATCTGGTACGTTAGCTGGTATATCCGACACGCGGCGCAGATACTCCACATCCATGATTGGTGCGTATGCCATAATTACTCACCGCCTAACGCTTTAAGTAGTTCATCTTTCTTCATGGACGAATAGCCTTCAATGTTTTGCTCTTTGGCCATTTCTTTCAAATCGGCTACCACGTAATCGCTTAACGGTTTCCCTTCAGACGCTTGTCCTTCGGCGTTGATGTTTTCGGCTGGCCCTTGAGTTTCCGATTCGCTTTTAATCTCATGTCCTTTGGTGTTCCTTTGCTTGGTTTTCCCATCACGATACCTCCTGAGTAACATTGTTCATCCCTCCTCAGATATAAAAAAGAGAGGACTTAGCCCCTCTTATGCTCCTGCTACAACGATTTTCACTGCTTTTGACTCATCGTACAAGTGAATTCCGTAATGTTGATCCGCTGTGAATACAGTTGTTTTGTGAATGATGTCGCGGTCTGTCTCAATTTCCACGTCTCGTTTCAAATAAAGACCAAGAGCGCCCTGTTTAACTAAGTAAGCTGTTCCCTGTTCAACTTTACGTGAACGGATAACTTGCGCACCTAACACCGCGCCGAATGCACCCGATACTAACATTTGGTCTCCTAGGTCAGAAGCGCGCTCCCATTGTCCTGCTGCGTCTGCACGCAATGCTGCTGCGTCAGTTGGGTGGATAATCAAAACCATTGAAGACTGATCTTCGTCATTGAAGATAGTCTGCGCCGCATCGATTGTTTCCACACTAAACTCAGTTCCAGCAGTGTAAGCTAAAGAAGTTGTGTCCAACGCTTCAAGCGCATCGTTATCAACTTTGTTTGCAATCGCCATACGCAATTGGTTAGTAGTTTCACCTACTGGATCGCCGTAACCCGAAAGAACGGATTCATCTGTTAATTCTGCACCTTTACCGACTTTTTTGATTGAGAATTCATCTGTAGCCGTTGTCAATAGTTCAAGGTCGATCGGTGCACCTTCTGCAACGTCTTTCGCATCGCCAATATAGTTGAAACGCGGCACTGTGATTGTCGAGCCTGGTTGTCCAACCAACGTACGGTCTACCGTTGCTAGTGGTGCGAATCTGATAGCGTCCTGTAGTGTTGCTGAGATAATATTAGCCATTACTTGAGGGTCAATAAGATTTGCTAATTTAGTTTGTACCATTCTTCATCATTCTCCCTTATTCTGATTTGCTCAGAACCTCATACTGCTCCGGCTGTGTTTGTTTGAAATCGAGCAACTCTTTGTATGAAAGAGTTTTAAATTTCTCTGGCGTCATGCCTGCTGGCGGCTTCTGATTGTTCGGATTCGGATTGCGGCCACCTAACTTCGGTTCCTCTTCCACAGTGAATAAATAGCTGTCGCTCTCCTTCAGTGCGGTCAATTGATCATCCAATCCAAGTAACTTCTCGCCGTCCAGTTTGATGCGTTCGCTGTCCAGTAGCGCTTTAACCGCTTTCGGATTGCGGACCTTGGCATCACGCAGCGCATCGTTCAACTTCGCGTCAAATGCCTGTTGTTGCAGTCTCCCTTGGTACTCTGTGTCCTTATCAGCGTTTTCTTGTTTCAGGCGTTCGATTTCAGCAGTTAAATCATCGCTATCCTTTGCCTTCTTGCCCAATTCAACAAGCTGATCGTCACGCTCTTTCAGCTGGCTGGTTAGTTCTTTGACCTCTTCAATCTTGTCATTTAAACGGGAGCGAGGGACTTTATCCTTCTCTGCATCATCGATTGCTTTCAAGACCTCTTCCGTGGTCACTTCTCCTTTAGCCAATTTCTCCAATAATTCTTTCATGATAGCCTCCTGTACGTTTTTAACGTGATCGACACGATAGGATTGGGTTCTGCCTTTTTACGACGTTCAGCAGGTCGAGAGTTGCTATTTAACCGATAGCTCGAAGATGATGAACCACCTCTCATTCTCGAATTTGCCTTACAGAAAACAAGTCCATCACCTCCCTTAATTTAATTTGTCGAGAAGAAATTCCCTCTGCTTCAGCATTTCCTCTTTAGCAGCTGCAGGTATCTGCGGATCATCCAGCTTCTCCAGAATCAAGTTCAGTTTGCCAATAAACGTGAGTGCATCTTTAAAGGCGAATTCGAGTTTTTCATTCATCGTTTCGGAACCTCCCTTGTCTCCTGCCACTTCTCAAAGCTTGAATAATCTACGATGCCCGCATCCCGAACACGACGGGAATCAGGTTCAAACCCTTCAATGACCGTAGTTAGCGTACAGCGGCAATTAATATCCTCTTCTGCCGCATTCATCTGCCCCGGTCCCGGTCCGCTGTTTCCTGCATCACTAACGAAGTCTTCATCCAAATCAATGGTGACACCATCAAGAGACTGATGAGCATCACGGGTCTTGTCGTCAATCGTGCCCATCCATTGTTTCTTCATCATGACACCAGCTTCTTGCGCCTCTCGCATGGTATCCAGCTGTGCCTTCCCTCTAACCCGTTTTGATTCAGTGCGAGTAATGGTGAGGGCTTTACTTGCGCCGATTTCCATGCGCTTCTTCATGCTTCTGGCTGTCTGTTGGAAGGACTTACCTTGAATAAGCCCTTGTGCAATCTCCTGCTGCAATTGCTGAACCAATAACGCCTGGTTGTTTCGATTCCGCTGCACGAAGCCGACTTGATCAAAGGGATTTTCAATGGCTTTAAGAACGGCTTCTCGGTTTATCTGATTGAACTTAATTGTGGCTTGCACAGATTGATCAGATTCAATCTCATACATTTTCCAACTTCGTGCCTCTTTGAATGAATCCAATAGTCCGGTCACCAATGTTTTAGCTATCTTGCCTGTCAGGTCCTTAATTTCATCAGCAATAGCTTCCTCGATGCCTGCCAAACGGTTGTACTTCTGCGACTCCGAGAAGGAGCCATCTGTCTTCTCATACAACGCTGCCAGTTCACCACGGATGGTTTTCAAGGATGCGTTATAAGCTAGCAGCAGCGCTTTTTCGGTTGCCTTGTCACGTATCTTAAAGGTCTTATCTGCTTGCTTGGACTTACTCATCATCCTCACCTAGACTTACCATCGTGCCAGCTTCTTCGTCGATGCGCAGTTGCTCCTGCGATTCATCAGCAACCCATGGATGATTGCTGACAATCGTTTTGCGGCTAATGGTGCCTAATGAAACTTGAGCAATGTTGGCCGTTTCTAAATCATTCCGAATCCGGCGCTTCTTAAATACGAAATCCACCGACCTGTAGTCAAACCTACCTTCACCTTTAATGTCCAGGTATTCGCACAAGAACCAAATCAACTCCTGCAACGCTGGACGCCATTTGCGTTCTAACGCCGATGCTTTCAAGTCGAGCAGGCGATATAAGAACTCAAGCGCTACGCCTGAAGGAGATTGACCAAACTTATCTGTTGATACGTCAACACCTTGCCCTTGTGTGAATAGCGACTCGCGCAAGTTATCCATGTGAATCTGAATGCTCGACATTGGCGTTTCTGCGGTCATTGTCTCAACGCCACCGTCACCAGCTACGTTAATGGCCTTGTATTGCTTCAAGTTCCGCATAAACTCGCCTAGGTTTTCACCTTCGTAGTTTTTTAAAATATAGATAAGCTCCTGAATTTCATCAAAGTTATTCTGATTGTCGGAAACTCGGCGGTCCCAAGCGTCAATGATCTGCTTATAGAATTGCAGGTCCGTTTTCTTGCGGCTATTGTTCAGGAAACGGATGAATGGCACCTTGCCCCAACCATATTCCAGCGTCTCTTCCTGCTTATACACACGGAAATGACCGATGGGATTAACTTCTACCAAATCATCCAGTGCGAATTCGCCGTTGAATGAGCGGTAGAAGGTTACTTCTGTTTCCGTGTGGTATTCGGCCACTGTCGTATCGCCATCTTCGTAATAGCGAATAAACGCCTTCAAACGCTTCTCTCGCTCGTCTTCCCATATCGGGATGGATTGCTCGGCAGGAATGATTAAGAAGTCAAAGTCGCCGTTCTCGTCAATGTAAGGATGCAACCACTCTTGTCCTTTGTTGCTGACCGCTGTGCCGATATCAATGGCAGCATCATCCCAACGTTCGCCCAGGTATTCGTTAATCTTTAGCGTTAACACTTCATCATCCGCGATAAAGTTAACAGGATTGCCGAGTAAGTAGTTTACCTTCTGATCCACCAGCAACTTATGCCACGCATGCGGAATGCGGTTGTTCGGTTTATCGGGGTCTTCTACCTTTTGATCGTTCACGTACATGAACTGTTTGCGTTTGAGGATATCGTTTTCCACATCGTAATAGCGCTCCCCGTCTTCCATATGCCGGATATCATGCGCTTCAATCGCTTGTTTAATTAGCTGTGGAATGGATAGTCTCGCACCGCGTAAGATGCGTTCATTCAATTGTTCCGTTTGCGTGATTGTGAATGGATCCATGCTTTCACCTCGTTACTTTAAAATTTGCATTGTTGCTTTCTTCATATCGCGTTCAAGTGCATATCTAGTGGAGTCAATCGTGTGATTGTCCTTGTCTTCTAAACGAGGCTTCGGATTGCCATCACGATCTGTCTGGTAGTCAATGTTCTCGAACTCTCGGGCAATGTTCGGCGTGCGTAACGGGTCAATACAGATGAAATCCAAATCGTCGAGCCATTCTTCCCCATATTGAACCGAGTCCGGCCCTTTCTTCGCGCCTTTAATGCGTTTGATACCATGCTCAATGCGCAATTCATCAATCGACTTCGGCTCGGCAGAATCAGCAACAATGTCCTGGCTTTCATAGCCTTTGGATTTTATCCACTTGGCAAGCTCGCGGTTGCTGATTTTCTGCCCGTAAAATTCATCGATGGCGTAGATGCCGTTTTTCTTCTTGTCGTAATGCCAACGGACGAATGCTAGCGGATCGGGACCGTAACCAAAGTCCACTGCCTGCCGTATGTTATTGAACCCAGCAAGCATGTCGTCTGTGATGCAGCCAGCTTCTACCTGCAAGTTATCGAATGGAACTACTCCAGAACCGATTGCCTTGCCTTCGTACTCCCATTCATAACTGCTAGGATTCTTCGCTCTGGCAGCTTCAGCTTCTTCAATGAATTGTTTCGAGATAAACGGATTATCTTTATAAGTGGAATGATGAACAAATGTATTGGATGGTTGGAAAGACGTTTCGTACTTCTTATTCACCCAGGATTGCTTTCGTTTTGGCGGGTTGTAACTAAAAAAGAACTTATAAAAAAGACCATCAGCCAATTCTCCACGTAATAGGGAGTTGGTGATGGTCGTAACTTCATCTTCAGTTTTAAACTCGGCTAATTCCTCTAACCATGCTATAGCAAATGGAAAGTTCGCTGACTTCAAGGACTTGATTCGTTCTGGTTCTTGCGCGCCTCTAAACACCATGTAATTGCCCCTAGGGATGTACGTAATGCGCATCGGTGATTTGTTCACTTTGAACAGATGCGAAACACCTTGTTCCGAAATGGCCCATTTGATTTGTTCAAAGATGGAAAGCTCGATAGTGTTGTCGACTTTCCGGATTCCAACTGCATTTAATGGGAACCGCATTAACATTTGAACAATTACATGCGCAATATCTGATGACTTCCCGGAACCCCGGCCACCTTTACAGACGACATTTAGAATCTCTTTAGCCATGGCCGCATTCCAGAGTGGATGAAAGGCTGTCGGAATGAACTCAGATAACTTACGAGCCATTTTCGCCACCACCAATGTCGTCGATGAATTTGACAGCACCTTTTACATCAATTTCTTGCTTATCAGTAAATAGTGCATAGCGTTTACCTAGCAATTCAGCTGCTTTTGTTCTTTCTGCAATTGTTGGAGGCACTTGATCAACGCTTTGTTCACCCATTCCTAAACCCACTAACGCCGTTCCACTTGCTTTACCTCTCACAACACTAGTGAGGAATTGCAGAATCTCATCTTGCTCGGCTATTGAATCTTTTTTCAGTAATTCCATTCGTTCTTGTATATAAGATTTCACGTTAACGTTTGTTAGCAGCCTGCTTCCACTCGCTCTTGCTGCTGCATCTTTTTTTACATTCGGATATGCATTCCTGTAAGACTCCGAGATATTACCCGTTCTCACATATTCATCTGCAAATCGCAATTGCTTCTCTGTAAGATTCACCATATATCACCTTCTCTGTGCTATTCGCTTTCTTAGACATAAAAAAGAGTATCACTTATGTGACACTCTTCGCTGATCGTTTATCCTCATAATACTGGAACACTAAATCATAAGCTTCAATGAAGGCGAGCAACATTACTATACGGTCTACCTTCGGTTCTCCTACTAATAATCCCATTCCCATAGAAAAATACCATATCGCCTTAACAACTTTGTACGCATTAGACTTCATTATAAAGAGTATTGGCCTAATAAATAAATACATAAAGAATGAAAAAGGGGTCAACACATAACCGATATCAGTTAATAAATTACCAAATTCAACCATACCTTCACCACCTATAAACTTTTTATAGTATATCACTATCTGAATAAAGATAAATTAGTAAACATTAATAATTTTTTTATAGTTATCTGAAGTATAGTAGTTTTCTATTCACTACCTGAGTTTAGGACCTAACTCCTCGAACCTGCTTTTAAGTTTATCATTATAGAGTTAACAAACGCATTTATCCGACGTATCCGACATTTGCGACATATGCGCCACTATTCGATCTTTAATACGACCGATATGTTTATCAGATAATCCCATATGCAAACCAATCCATCGCATGCTCTTGCCTTCTAATAACCAATGCAATACTTCCGTTTCCCTTTCGTCAGTCACAAAAGTTAATCGAGCCTGGATGAATTGAATATCTCGTTCGTAGGCATGAATCTTCTTCCAACGTTTATCTCGTCTCTCCACTTCTTTTAAAATGGGATCACTCGGATCACCAGAAGCTTTCGGCATAGCAGCTTGTAAACCATATTGGGCTGTCATGTCAATGTTAATTTCATTCATCGTTTCACGCATGTTTTTAACACTGTGCAATTTCCAATGGTAATCCTTTAACAAATCTTCAATTTGCCATTTATTCATCTGCCATCCTCCTATCGTCTTCTCCGATATGCCCCGCCTTGTTTCTGGTAAGCCTCTCTATTTACACCCATAATTTCCTCCCACTCCTTGCGCGAGAGCGATTCTTTCGGATATTTGCTTCTCTGTCATCCGTATTCTCTTTCTCTTGAATATGGCTATCCGAGAGCCCTTTTACTCTCAGTTGCTCCTGTATGGTTCTCATTGACCCCATCTCCTTTTAAAAATAAAAAAGAGGACACAAAAAGAGCCGTTAAGCTCTTTCAGCGTCCTCCAGTTGACTGGTGGGACAATAGATATTATTTTGCAATTTTATCATTTGTTTTGATTAAATCTTCATAAACATATGTTGTGTAAAATGAATCATCGGTCACATTAAATTCAAATGGGACATAAACAAATAATATTCTTTTAAACTGAATACTTACACTTGCTAAATCTTTATTAAACTTCAATAAGCATTTCATAAGAAAGTTTGGTTCATCTGAAATACTCCATAAAATCACTTTTATATTCTCTCTATATATAGTTTTATAAGAATATGAGATTTTTTCCACAAAAACCTCTCTCCCTTCATGTGTCACATCAACAGGGATTAACAACATATCTTTCTTATTGAGACGATTTAAACTATATTTTCTATCCTTCTTCTTGTAATTAACATCTTCTTCGATTGTATAATCGATAATAATTTTTATGTTTATTGCTGGACATTCACTTAGATTATGAAAATAAAGTATTCGCGCTTTAACATCATTTTTTTCAACTTCAAAACTTTCTTCTTTATTTTTAATTAAAATTTTATTACTTTTTATAGTTCTAAAATCTCTTGTAACTCTTATTAGGTTATTAATACCTGAACGCTTTGTCTGACGCTTATCAAAACTGGTTTTCCTACTAAAAACTACAATATCTGGGCGCCCTTCAAATAATTTTTGCTTTCTCTGCAACAAATTACTTAGCGTAAAAATAAATAAAGTTGTTATTGAAGCAACTAAAGCAGTTATAATTCCTAAGAGAATTTTAGAATCAAGTGCCAAAATATCCTGTATCATATAAAAACTGTTCCCTCCTTATCAAAAACCATACGCTTTACCTTGCAGTCATGTGTATTAATTGTGGTCTGCGCATGAGAGGCGGAAGCTCACCAATCTTAACTTTTCCTTCTGAGATAATAAGAACACAACTTCTAGGTATTTCCATTATAATTATAAATTTCAAATAAATATATAGTAAAAAAAGAACATCAAAATAGCAGTAAAGCTATAATGATGTCCTCCAGTTGGCTGGTGGGACTATTTTAAACTAGATAACTTATTGTTAATATGTTCAACATTTTGCTCGAATTCGTGGATTGTATTAAAGTAAAATCCTCTATACGCATGAAGACTTTCTTCATCCATATTTTTCATTGCTTCAATTATTTCTTCTACGCTATTGAGTAGTGTATCAACATTTTCAAGGATTAGCGTAAATACATAGAAGTTTTCGGAGTAAATTTGCGAGATATCAATTCTTTCTAGTTGTTCTAGTTCTTTTGCTAAAAATTTTTTTATTGGTAATAATAAATCACGATCTTGCTGCAACCCAATAACTCCACCACTAAGAATTTTTCGTTTGTTCACTACTTCTTCTACACCATTTAAAAAAGTAAGTATTTTTAAAGATCTAGCTCTATACAAAACTAAGCTTTGTATCAATCTGCGATGGTCATTTTTACTCTCTCTTTTTTCCGAGTTGGCAATTTGTCTCTCTACAGATTCAATAGCATACTTACCCGCAACTTTCGCACCAAAATATGCACCAAGAATAGTCCCTAAAACAGTTAAAATGGTTTTCAAATCAATCGAAGTTCCTTCGCTAAATTCAAATTTTTCTTGATACATATAATAAATCATTATAAAAATAAGTATTAAAAACATTATGTTTAACAGGAAATAAACATCGTCTTTTTTCTTAACTACTTTATTTTTTTCTTTATAGTCCACACTTTTATCCAGGGAGTTGTCTAATATTGTTTTTTCTTTAGCCTCGGCTATAAGCAAATTAAAATATGGAAATATTGAACCTAAGCTAACTAGCAAAAAGATATTGTTTAACTCTTGAAACTCTGTTTGTTGTAAAGAGAGTATATTTAAAAAAATAGGTAGGAAACCAAAAAAAACCAAAACAACGGTGAAATAGGCAGCAATAACCTTTCTATGGTTATGATAAAATGCGATTATTTCATTTGCGTATTTCACTTTACTAAATCCCTTAATTACATAGACAAATGAAACGTAACTTAAGGGAAATATCACCATAATTATTAAAAAATAATTATTTGCCACAACCTGTGAAGCATTTTTATTGGTTGATAATAAAATAGACAAACTACTAAGCAATTTAGAAATGCCTAAAAAATCTAAGCTTACACCAATTAAATAGAGCATTATTATAAAATTTAATAAAGCAATGCTAGAGATTATAGCCATTACAGACCAAACCATAGTAGTTTTGAATGGTATATTCACTTAAAAATCTTCCCCCTTATCAAAATTTCCGCGCTTCACTTTCCGACCACGCAACTCTTTTTTCTTTTTACTGAAAGACACTAAAACAGCTTAATGCTGTAGTGATGTCTTTCAATTAGCTGGTTCGGACTCTATTTTCTTTAAGTATGTCCTAATAAGAAATTTGTCATTTTCTATTCTATGGTACTTAAATTTTATATCCTTAGAATTAACTTTAAATTCATTTCCAAGAGCATCAATTCCAGTTATCTGTAAAGAACCAATTTGATACTCGCGAGTTTTAGGATATAACATAACTATCAATCCTTTGTAAACGTCTCTGTAGTTTTCAACAGTACCATCGTAAAACTCTTTAACTTTTACGTCCTCAGACGAGAAAGTAATATCCTGTATTTCATGATAAACTGCATTTGTATTCTCTATAACAAGTGTAATATTTCCACTATATAATTTAATTAAGGATATGCGAAAAATTGGTACATAACTAGATTCCCATTGCTTCCTCTGTAAATTAACCTGCTGATTTGTAAAAAAAATGTTTAACCCAGTTAATATAGCTGCAATACCAGCCACTACTGCAATGGTTAATTGAATATAATCACTAATTATCAAATCTCTTCCCCCTCATCAAGATTCACGCTTTTAATTTTTCTATCATCCAGGTTGATTCTAGTTCTTATAAAAAGACATCAAAACAGCGTTAAGCTGTAATGATGTCCTTCAGTTGACTGGTGCGGACTCGTTCATAGTCACTTTATTTTCTTTTCATTGGTTAATAATTTGAGTTATCCTATATTTTAGGAATTGGAAATTGTCATTAGGATATTCATTTAAAAGCATCGTTTTAATTAAATCTTTATCGACAATTGTATTAACTGTTATTGAACTAATATAAGTAATAAGTGATTCTAATAAATACTTTCCACTTATTAATTGTTCATAAGATAAATCATTTTGATTTTTAAAAATCTCCTTTACTTCTTCATATTCCTCAGAATATTCTTTTTGGTACTTTTGACTATATAATTTTTTAATATTATTTATATATTCTTCAATTTTGTTTTCTTTGATTCCATAGGTTTCTCTATTCAAATATACATACGGTGAAATACTACAGTTGGCCCCCAAATCATATTTGAAAGCTATTGCATAACTTATAAATAATTCTGCAAATTTTTCATACGTATATGAAGTCCACCATTCCCAATTTAATATCTCATCAAGCTCTTCAGGATCATATGTATGAAGCCGGTGCTTCATTAATGTAACTGCTCCTTCTTTTGATATTAAATAATTTTCTATAGTGTAAAATTCTAACTCCACTAAATTTGTATGATGAGGAACTTCTTCTCCAATAAGATGATCGAAATCTTTATCAACTATAAATACAATTTTATTTTTAGTTTTTTCTTCTATCTTTTTCCATTCTTCAAATATTTGAAGAACATTAGGTTTGTTTTTCATTGGAAAAATTTTTCCAACATTCAAATTTGTTCCGAACAACTTTTTGATAATTATTTCGTACATTATGTTTAATTTTTCATCTTCAATAAATAAAAATAAATCATATTTATTTTTTTTTACTATAACTTCAGCGAGATAAGCATTTTCTTTTCTTACTGGTAAGGAACTCATAAAAGAACACCTTTTATTTCAACTGTATTTCCAATGAATTCTCCTATAATATCTGGTGAATGAGTAGCAATTATAATTTGTGTCTCTTCTCCCTTACTTACAATTGAAGGTAAAAGTTTTGATTGCCAATCAATATGAAGAGACAGTTCAGGCTCATCTATAAATAAAATTTTAGTATCATTTTTATCAAATTTTATAATCGAAAAAATATAAAACATTATTAATTGTTTTTCTCCAGAAGAAAGGTAATTTAAGTCAATATGTTCTTCTTTCTCTAAATTAGTAAAATAGAATTCTCCTTCATTTCCATCGTAAACTATTTTCTTTTCAGTTTCTTTCAACAACTTATTAATAGCGTCTATAACAGTAGTAGATTTTTCCTTTAATTCATCAATTGCTCTTTTTAAAGGTCTCACCTTTTCTATAACATTATATAAACTTCTTAACTGAGCACTTATATATGCATAGTCAAAAAATTCAGGTACATTTATATTTTCTGGATCATTTTTAGTTTTCTTCATAATATTTTTGTGCTGTAATTTGTACTCTTTATAAAGTTCCATTATATTTTCTCTAAGTTCTTTAAACATTGCATCATTAAGTTCTTCAATTAAATTATCAAAATCTTTTTTGTTGTTTTTAAATGATCTATTGATTAGGTTTTTTTGAGGTTTTGATAATTCAGTTAGTATCTTAATACGCATATCCTCATGTATATGGATTTCTTTTTGAGCGATATATCTTAAATATTCTTTATAATAATTTTCAGCTATATTTAATGAGTTTTCTATATTTTTTTTATTAGTATTAATTCCTATTCTACTTGAGCTAGTTAATTTACTTTCAATACCTTTAACCTTTCTATCTAATGGTACATAGACAAGTTCATTTTTCATATTTTTTACAAAATTTTTGTATGTATTTTCTAAAGAAATGTCTTTAATACTGTTAAATTCTTTATAAAATTCTTTTTTTCCTATATCTTTTTTATAAATATACTCTTCATTTCCATCTTCAGTTATTCTGATAGAATACAACAATTTGTTATTTATATTTCTAATATCATCTTTATAGTAAAAATTTTCTTCCTCAGCTACTTTGCCATTGATTTTAATCACGTAATTCTTTGTTTCTTTATCTTCAATTACTTCTAACTCTTGTTGATACTCTCCTTTAACAAAATTCACTTTTAAGTAAGAGTAATTATATCTATAAGTTTTTTCTATTTCACCATTTAAAATCAGATATAGAATGTCTATTATCGTAGTCTTACCACTCCCATTTAAACCGTAAAGTATATTTAAGTTTTTTTCTAAGGGAACATAATAATCCTTACGATATAAACCTTTTAATTCTAAACTTTTAATAAACATTCCATCTCTCCTTATTAATTTTCATTTTATTATTTTTATGAAAATATTTATCGAAATACCATTACCTAGTAAAAGCCTTAAAGTAGTTCAGCAATTAAATAAATTTTATATCTGAAATTATTCTCTAGAAGTCAACAATTATTTTGATGCTTAAAACAACTAATTTTACTGCCGTTTGTGCTGATTTTATAACATAAGTCGTCGACATTAGAGCACCAACGGATACAGTATAGAATCACTAATGATTAACCAATCTGTCCAGTCTCCTTGTAAAGTAGTATTTAGAACTTTTAGAACCTTAATCCAATCTTGCTTTGCCAAAGCTATTCTCTTACATCAAACTTGATGGAATTTAACTTGCTGTCATCCATTTCGATTGTAGTTTAAGCATGAGGTTAGATATCGCCATATTTAACTTTCTTTCCGATATATGCTTAAATTAACTTCTAGGTAATTCCATTATATTAGTATTTGCAAATAAATATATAGACATCAAAACAGCATAATGCTGTAATGATGTCCTCCAGTTGGCTGGTGCGGACTAAATATAATTTTTCTCTAATGTTTTTCTCGACTTTTTAACCGCATTTTTTAACGCTTTATTAATGGAAATAAGAATTTCATTCTCAGCTTTATTTTTTCTGACATCTCCATCACGTTCACGTCCTAAAAAAAAATTTGCATGCCTTATATTAGAAGCAATTCCCTCTATTTCTTTAATCATTTCTAAAGGATAAACATCCTTAATCTTTAAATCGAATAATTCCATCGCTTCTTGCAATTCATTTCTTAACGTACTCCGATGATGATTTTGAAGTTCAATGTTATCTTTAAAAATATTCAAAGACGCATCAATTGAAAAAATCACATGTTCTACTTTGGGAATAAATTCGTTTAACATTACTCGGGTAAAAACCTCATATTTATCTTTTTTAAAATGAGATCTAGTGGCTTTATTTTTTACAAACTCTGTTAATACAGGGCTTATTGCCCCTATCGATGCTCCGAATAAAGTCCCCACTAAGGCTGATATAGGAGCTATCCATATTTCAAATTCCATTAAAACTCTTCCCCCTCATCAAAATTCACGCGCTTCACTTTCTCACCGTGCACCTTGATTTTCGTTTCTAAATAAAGCCACCAAAACAACGTAATGCTGTAATGATGTCCTCAAGTTGGCTAGTGCGGACTTATTTTAATTAAGATAACATCTTTAATAGACTTTTTTTAGGTTTTGCTACAAGAGCTCCGTTAAGCCAAACTCCCTCTCCTTTATGTTTAAGTGACATGGCAAAATCCCAATAAATTAGGTATTCTAATATATTCTCTTTTTTGTCGATATCAGTATATTTTATTAATAATGTTAATTCAGGCAAGATATTTATATCTTCTTCCTTCAATAAAAAGTTGGAGAGAATCATAAAATAGGAGGGTAAATAAATCTCAAGCTCTTCATCAACTCTTAAAATATTCCCTCTTTTAATAGTGGCATTTATCTCATCAAACCACATGTTAACTTTTTTAGTTTGCACGATAAATTTAAAAGATTGCGGTCTTTTTGTTTTAGTAATTATTAGCGTTGTATCATTGTCGCTTATTCTTTTAAGTTCATTTTCAACTTCTTTAAAGTTACTAAAAAAATAGTAGTAGGATTCAATATTCGCTGTAGTTCCACCATAGTTAGTGAGCTTTATTTTGGTATTCGAAAACTTTTCATCTATTTTTTCTTCGGTCTCCCAATCGCAATTTAAATCCGGCAGTAGTTGATCAGTGAATTCTTTTATGATTGGTACTATCACTGGTTTTCTTTCCTTATTGAAAAACTTAAATTGCAGCACTAGAGCAAATAGTGCTATAATCACGGCTAAAAGCGAAGTGACTGCTGTTACCACATTTAGGATTTGATCACTTGTTATATCATTTAAAATCTGTTTTATCAAAAATTTTCCCCCTCATCCCACTTAACCCGTGTGACTTTTCCTTGATGCGTCACGATTTTTGTTTCAGCGTGAGGTGGAAGTTCTGTCAGTTTCACCCTCCCTTCGTTGAAAATAATCACGCAGCTTTTTGGTAGTTCCATTATATCCAATTTCAGTTCACCTGTCTCCGAAATATTTACATCCTGCAGCCTCATAGAATCACTCCTAAATCGATACCTACCTCTTCCTCAAAATACGATATATGTACAACCACTTTCGGCGTCATGCTATAGAACTTCCGAACGTTCATGCAGACTACTTGGCTGTCGTCATGCCAAATTACTTTGTTGAGACCATCCTTAACGCCCTACACATAATTGTCGACGTCCGGTTTGGATGTCGGCAATAGCAAGCCTTGCTCTATAAGCTTCAATTTCGGCTTTGTCTGAAGGTTCTTCGGTATCGGGCGATAAAAGTCTACGCTTAGGGTTATCGGTCCGCTAATAAGCTTTTTTGGAGCACGCTGTGCAGCTACCAATCGAACATACTGCTTAAAGTCTCTCGATTTCGCTGGATCATAGAGAACCGTTTTGCCGGTAAAGGTTTTACCGGCTCTCGGTCTTCCTTGAGCGACTGGATTGCCCATGATTTCAAATAAAATGGTTTTCATCGTTTCACCTTTTCTTTTTTCTTCAGAAATCCTTGTTGCTGCTTAAATTGATTTAAGGTTCGATTGCTGATTCCGAAATACAGCCTGATTTTCTTATCCGAATATCCGCGCAGTTGCAACTCGCCATACATAATCGGATTTAAAATTCCTTCACCAGTTCCTCCTGCGACATTTCCTCTGGTTTAACGATCTGAACCATTACTTACGAGCTCCCATGCGTTCAATAGCCATCCCGTTTACTAATCCAATTACAAGTGCAGCAGCCATTCCTGCGATAGACAAAATCATCATTACGCTTTCCCTCCCTCTGGTAAAACCATTTTGTTCCGTAGTTCGCTAGAATCCACTTCTGCTTTCTCCAGCAACATTTTCAACCCGTACTTCTCTTTAAATTCCTGTACAATTGCAACTTGCTCCCTCGTAAGCATCATTGTTCTCCTCCTCTTTATCGCGCTATATGTTCGGACGGTTATTTAATCAAAATATGGAGATTCCAAGAATCTTATAAGATAAACCGTAGCAATTAATGGAGAAAACAGGATTGCGATACTGCTAAAAAATAGAATGTATTCCACCTATAATCCCTCCGTTTCATTCAATAGTGCGGTACCGTTTACCATCTATCTTTTGGAATAGCGCCCTCGTAGGCCATCCGATTTCTTATTTCCAACGCTTCCCGGGAATCGCATTCCACGATGCTTTGGATTGCTGCTATGCCAAACATCGGCACCTGGCGACTCGGTTTCCAAAACGGGAGAGCCGCCAATACTTTGTTATACTTTTCTTCGTTCACGCTAATGCCTCCAGAGTCTGCAGCAATTCTGCATTTAATTCTTCTTCGCTGAGCCGTTTGAACTTCCAGTCCTTATAGTCTTGGTTCCAGTACTCTTCGGTGAATTGGAGCCCTGTGAAGACTCTTGTGGCAATGACATTGCCTGGAGCAATCTGACGGTCGTCAAATGCAATCCAAGCCGATGGATCTGCACCGCTGATGAACCCTTGAAACGTTCCTTTCTTCCAGCCATCTATGTGATAGATGAACAATCGGTCACCCTTTTTGAGTTCGTTCATTTCTTGGTAGGTCATCCCTCAATGCGCCACCCTTCTTTTTTCCTCAATTTGATTCCAATCGGCCGTAACGGTTCGTAGAGCCAAACCTTTTGTCCACCTTCCCAGCGATACAACAGCAACCATTTTGCTCGAGCCATCAGAACCACGGGCTCGCTTTCGGCTCAAGATCTCTTCTCAATTTCTGCTGCAGCAAGAATGCGCGTAAATCGTAATAATCCATGCTGTCGAGTGCTTCTCCGTTCGGCCCCATTTTTATCCCATATTCATTAAGTTCTTCAACCCAAAACTTCACATGTATATGTTCGCTAGACACGATTCATCCCCCTCAGCACTTAAAATATCAGATAATTTTAAATACTTACTTCGACATGTTTAAAGGTAAAATATTGACATTTTGTTTCGAAAAAAATTAGAAAGGAAATTTGTCTTATCTTTTCTTGTCTATGTCGTCTACGTCTTTCACGCTGCCACCTCCATCGCCAAATGGCGATACAAGATGTCCAGTGCGTTCTTTCTAACGGGATGCAACTCAGCTAACTTAGATTCAAATTGTTGCTCTAAGCCTTTGTCCTGTTCGCCTGTAGCTTCCCAGCTTCCAGCTATTAGAATGAGTTGATTTAATATATACTGGCGTCTTTTGATTGGATCGTTGCTCACATTACTTCCTCCTAAAATTCAATATTTTTGATTCGCTTATCAGAAGTTTCTTCGAATTTGATTAAGTACGTATCCTTCATCAACCGACTGACCAATTTAGCATCGTACATCTTCACCAGTTCGCCTTTAGAAAGATTGCTGGTAATGATGGTCGGTTTATTCTGTCGCGCATTTGCAATAGCGTAGAGAACCCGTAGCGTAAAATCTGATGCTTGCTTGCCTGTTCCTGTTGCTCCTGTCTCTGCACCTAAGTCATCTAAGACCAAGTGATCGGCCACTGATAACAGGTCGACGAAATAGTTTTCGGTGTATATGCTTTCTCGATTGTCGAAGGTGCCACGGATTTTGCGAAGCATTTCATCCACGCTGATAAATAAGCAGCACTTGTCTTTCTCGCCCGTCTCATTCAGGTTCCGCAGAATGCTCATGGCCAAAGGACTTTTCCCGACTCCAGGCATGCCCGTAAGCCATGTATTGAACACTTCTCCGCCTTTGTATCGCTGGTAAGCTTTAACGGCTTTTTCATTGTTGGCAATCTCTTCATGTTGTTTTGCTTCGTAGTTTCCAAAGGATGCACTGTATAAGTTTTCGTCCGTTAGTATGCTCTGCTTGGAAAAAGCGAGATATGCTTTACTGGCGTGTGCTTGGCGAATCTTTTCGCTTTGTTGCTGTGAAAGAAGTTCAGTATTTCGTTCACGTTCGCAAAGGGGACAAATTTCTTCTTCCTCGTATTTAATCAACTTCACCAATTTCCCGTTGTGCAGATCGCAAACACTAGAAGTCAATTCCAGAGGTGTCATTTGATTTTTTAGGATGCTGCTGATGGCTTCCAGGACGATTCGCTCCTTTCGGTTTTTGGTTTAGGTAAGATTCGAAGTTAGTGCCAAATAATGTAGTAGGTCTTAGATACATGGCCATCTTTTCATCGATAATCCATTCTGCTGTTTTGGTATCAACGACTCGTTTAAAGTCTTCTAAACGGAATCCTTCTTTCCAACGAGCTTTTATCAAGTCTTTGGTTTTTTGAGTTTGATGACGATAATTTGTAGAAGCCACATCGTTGAGATAGTTTACTATCTCGACAAAAGGGACATTCTCTTTCTCTTTATCTCTTTCTTTATCTTCTTCTAGTTCTAATTCTTCTTCTATGTCCGTTACTTTTGCGTTATCGTGTAACGTTTCGGTAACGTTACCTATTGGAAGCTTTTTTCGTTCTCTATGTTTTTCCACCCGAAGTCTTGTCTGCTCACGTATTTTGTCTAATCCTTCAATGCTCTGGTGCTTGTCCCAATTGATAATACTGATGAAGTGGTTGTCATCGATATCAATCATTCCAAACTGTTGGAATACTTCTAGAGCCATCCGAACCGTTCCAAGAGGTCGATTAAAGATGGTGGCTAGCATTTCATCCGTATAAGGAATTGTTTCACTTAAATAAATGTAGCCATTTGCATTGGCTCTCCCTGCTTGAGAAAGTAATTTCACCCACACGATCAAGATGGTATCTGCTTCTGGCATGCTCTCAATCAACCGTATTTTTTCATCCTCAAACATTTGCGTACTTAGCTTTATCCATTTGACCCCACTCATTTTATTCACTCCTCAAAATGTTGCTAGAAAAAGAAGGGAATCCCTCAATCCCCTCATTCAGTTCTTAAATCAATGTTGATTGTTCGTGAATGCTTGGTTTTTTATCCTTTGTTTCTGCTGCCGGTTCTTCTACTTGTTCTAGCTGATCATCTAGTACGGTGTAATCTGTAACATCGATAACGTTACTCATATCTTCGTTCAATTCCGTTTTGATGGTTGAATCAGCTTCTACTGTCTTCTGAAGCTCAATAGATTTCGGAGCATATTTCAGAACTTCTTTTAATACCGTTTTCTTAGCCATCGCGTCGTAATTTGTTTTCCACGGGCTTGTCCAGCCTTTCTGAACAGCCTGAGAGAACTTCTGTGCATGATTTTCGATACGCTCTCTCGTCCAGTAAACAAAGTCATATCCGCCGTTTTGAAGGTGATAAACTGCATAGTAGCCAACAGGTTCTCCTTCAGGCATAGCCGCCGGTTTATGAATTAAATCTTTTGTCAGGCCATAACTGAATTCGAACTCGTCATTCGAGTAAACTTCATGCGCATAAATCGCTTTGTATTGCCCACTACGGACCGCTAAATCAATGAGCCCCTTATACCCTAGTTGGAACTGAACTTGCTTGCCATAAGGAATCAGATATGCCTGTCCAAGCCCTGTATTTGGTTCTACACCTAGTTGAGCAGACTGCATGATGGCCGCTAAGAAGGAAGTTTGATCGCACTCCAGTAGCTTCGGAGTCGTACGAACTGCTGTAAGCGCGATTCGAGCAATGCGATCAGCGTCCAAGTGCTTTGGTAAAGCCCGCTGAATTTCTGGACCCATTCTTTTTAATAGAGCATTTAGAGATTGCTCTGGAGTAACGGCTTTTTTCGGCGCCGCGCTGGTGCGTTGTGCCAATTGGTTTTTAACTGCTCCGTTTGTTGCCATGATTAAGTTCCTCCTATTTCACAGTGAACCGACGTGCGGTTGATGTGTTTGTGTATTTTTTGTATAAATCCGGTTGTTCAGCCTTCAAGCGCTTGGAGTCAATTCGATTGGTTTCGTAGTTTTTCCAAGACACAACGCGAGTAGGTGTGATGCCTTTTTCGTTTTCCCCCATAAGTGCCTTAATGCGGTTTTCATATTCTTTCTTTTGGCTTTCAAAACTTTTGATGTCTTCTGCTAACTGGTCCATCGCTTCAAGCATTTTTTCGACATCACCAGGCAAGTTAATTTCACTGGTCGGTTCAGCTTGAGGATACAGAGCTTTCAATAATTCACTGGAAGCATCCGTACCGTCGAACAGCGGCGGCATTTCAGCTAAAACATGGTTTTCCCAGAAGTCCTTTTCAATGCCGATCAAGTACTCAATTAGCTCATCATCCCGTTCAATCCGTTTGTGAATGAATTTATTACCGCCAATTAATACAGCGATGTGCCAAGCCTTATATCCAGTGACGGCCATGTAGTGCTGGCATTGAAGCAAGTACGCTGCAGGGATTTCTTCATCTTCCCAATCGCCTTTTAAGTATTCGGAAGCTGTCTTACATTCCAACCCTTCTTTCTTACCAACTATCAGCCGGTCAACGTTTGCTAACATAAACGAATGCTCTGGATGCTGTAAGATTGCATTTCTTTTTCGGACTCTCATCCCAGTTCGGAGGCTGAATTCCTGCGCCACCACATCTTCCATCACATTGCCCCAGTATGCCGCTTCACCAACATTGTCTTCTTCCGGTGACTGTCCAGTTTTTTCAAGGTAAACACCAATTGGTGACTTCCATTTATTTAATCCGGCAATAGCTGATATATCACTGCCACCAAGACCTTTTCTACGCTGTTCAAGCCACTCTTCACGGCTCATTTCTTGTGTCGAGACTAATGATTCGGCTCGCATTGATTCCCTCCATTCCGCATGTTATAATATGCGTATATTTTCAAGTTTTTCCTTACACGGGAAACGGTGGGTCAGCTGGTTGCACAGCTGGCTTTATTTTTTTGCCTTGAAAAACTCCCCACCGACCACTTCAAGCAAATAATCTTCAATGTTTTCTTCGAGCACGATCCGGCCCTGCTTATCTTCGAACCAGGTATCGCCTGACTGAATTTCACTTCCGAACATGTCTTCAATCGGGTGATCAATTTCTGGTTCAAATACGACCGGTTCTGAGCCGGCAAAGCTGATATCTTGAAACGGGTAACCTGTTCTCATCGCACGTTCAATGTCTGGATGTTGCATGGTGCATCCTCCTTTCTAATTTCATTTGATAACGCCTGATGCTACAGCCAAGCGTGCACGCAAAACTTTTTCACGTAACCATGCCTGCTTGTGGATCGCTTGCAGTTTTCTTTTCATCAATACCGGTTCACCTTCTTTCTGATGGATTGAATCCCATCAATAAGCCCGGGAGAAAAAGCAGGAGGGAAGTGGAATTCCCGGACTTATTGACGAGAGCCAAAGCTCGCGTCTATAATAGAGATAGATTATTTTTCGAATCGCCAGCTGACCCCATCAGTTGGCTTTTTTGTTGCCATTTTTTAAACTGCCCCATTGAACCCCAACCCCAAAACCAATTACAAGTGCCATGACTATTAGTATGTAGATATGTAAGAACTCGCCGTTTTCGATAATCATGAAAGCCACCCTTTCGCTCTTAATGATTGGTAATGCGTGCCCCATGTTTCGGTGTAGCTAATGTTCATGTTTTCGCAAAGAACAACTACCAGGTGCTCCAGTGCTGTGATGGCTTCTACTGATTCCTGCAGCAGCCTATCAATTTCTTGGCGCTCCCAATGAGAGATACTTTTAAGTGACCGAGCAAAGTTGAAGTTGCGCAAGGCTACAATGACTTCTTCCATTTCTTCAATAGTCTTCTCTTTTACGCTGGCATGGTGCAGATCAACGTCCGGCCCATCCAACCAAACCGGCCCAGTTTTCGTATATTCATGCCGTAGTGCAAAAGCGAATCGTGCGTTTTCACTGGTTTGCATTAACTTCTGTGAAACATCAGGTGGTATAGTTCGTGTTCCGTTTTCAATTTTCGAAACAAGCTCACGAGAAACGTTCAGTTCCAGCGCCATTTGCTGTTGCGTTTGATTCCCCCTTACTTCTCTTAATGCTGACTTCAAACTCGATTTCTCCATTTTTCCTCATCCTTTCAGTTGTTGTACCATTTCATTTCCAAGTTCACTTTGCGTGTACCAAAAATCTTGAGTATTTGTTTTATACTTAACTTACAGAGCGAATTGATTTGCGATTCTGATCTAACCACTTAGCGTTGAAACGAATCCATTTGAATAATTCATCTGTATAGATTTTCACTCCGAACTCTCGACAAACCGGAAAGTCTTTTCGGCCCATCAGTTCACACATCTTGGTTTCACTGATCCTCAGCAATTCCTTCGTTTCTTCCCTGGTTAGAAAGTGAGGCAAATCCCTCCTTGGCTCAATTCTTTCTGCCACCTTCGCCACTTCCTCGCTAATGATGTTTCGCAAATCCTCAGCGGTCATTGTTATTAAAATTGTTTGTTCCATCTTCATCACTCCTCCTGGGCGTCCCTCGCGCCCTTTTCTTTTTTATTTGGCTTTATGGTCGAACACTTGATTATTTCATGAATACAAGCCAGTGTGTTTTGCTTCGTTTGTTTCCAATTAACGGTTTCGCATCAATAGCCTTTAACACTTGGCCAAGCTTGATTTGTTCTTCATTCCATTTGAAAATTAGCGTTCCATTCGTTTTGAGAACTCGCATACATTCGTTGAACCCTTTTGAAATATCATCCTGCCAGTTATCCTGATCTAGCTTGCCGTACTTCTTGGCCAACCATGATTCATCCCCGGCTTTCAGTAAATACGGCGGATCGAATACCACCATGTAAAAGCTGTCATCCTCGAAAGGCATATTTCGAAAATCTGCAATAATGTCAGGCTTAACCTCTAAAGTCCGACCGTCACACAAGGTATCGCTTAGTTCTCTTTTATCCATGTAAATTGCATCTTCGTGCTGCTTATCAAACCAAAACATCCGACTTCCGCAGCAAGCATCTAAAACACGTTCCATCAATTTTCCTCCCTTGCCGTTTCGTTCTACTGTGCTAGAAGCGCTGCATCTGACAAGAACTTATTGATGAAGTACACCTGGCCCTTACCAGTTACCTTCGTCGTTCTTGTAATGCGTACAGTGCCATCCGGATTATTAATAGTCCGTTCCTTCACTTCAAACCATCCACGCTCCATCGCGTACTGAGTTGGTTCGTTGTAATGTGTGCCCTTCTTTCCGAGGTAGCCATTGTCTCGTAACCACTTGAACATTCGGTTCTGCCCAACATGGATGCCGTTCTGCACCAGCAACTTTGCCAACTGACCTACTAAGATAGAACTTTCACTTGTGGCGACTGCATCAGCAAAGAGTACTTTTGGTTTTTGCTGATGAATTGTTAATTCTGCTTGTTGTAGCTTCAGTCGCTCTTCTTTTAATTGAGTAGCAATTTGAATGATTGTGTCTGGATCTGTCAGAACCTTTTCAATGGTATCGGGTGTCATGTAGGTGCCATGTTTACGGATGGCCGGCAGTACCTCATGAGTGATCCATCGTTTGAATTGTTTTGCTTCTGGTTTACGGCTACCAAGAATTAAACTATATAGACCTGATTCGTTAACCGCTTGCATGCTTTGTTGTCCTTTAATGGTGTCAGTTGAAATGACATCCTTCTCATCTTCATCTAATCTGGATAATGCTTGACGACTGTTACCAATTTCTAAAATGTTGCAAACATCTTTTGCTACAAAGAAAATATCTTGACCACTTCTGACCGTTCGAACTTCATTTCCTTGATAATTGAAAATATTTTGCAGTTCATTCATATTGTTGACCCCTTTCTTTTCAAAATTTTTCCTAGCAAGGGTGTAGGTCGCTCTTAGTTGAGCGATCCTTTCGTTCATCCCCCTTTCCTTAGACCACCAATTGCCTTTGCTCCATTTCGTCGCATTCATCAGCAAAAAATTTTGCATTTGGTTCTACTTTTAATACTTTGGCAATAGAAATCATTTGTTCAAGATTTGGTTCTGACCTTCCTCTTTCAATGTGAGAGTAGTTTGCTCTCGATAATCCAGCGCTTTCAGCGACTTCCTGTTGCGATAGATTTAGTGTTAGTCGTCGATTTCGCATCATGTTTCTCATTGCTTAAACACCTCCTTTGCGACAATATGTATCTTTCTTGTTTTTATAATACGATACATAATGGAGCAAGTCAACACAAAAAGCGACTTTTTGTATCATTTATTTTTTTGATACATTTTGTATAGTACTATTAAAGAAAATGATACAGAATGGCGGTGTATTAGATGAGTATTGGAAGTAGAATTGCCAAGTTACGGAAGAATCGAAGACCTTCTCTAACTCAAGAGGAATTTGCTCATGAAATAGGAATTTCTCGCGCTGCCCTCTCTCACTATGAAAAAGATCGTAGAGAGCCAGATTATGAAACCCTTCAAAAAATAGCTAATTATTTCTCGGTTACAACCGATTACCTCTTAGGAAGAGAACAATCTGAAGATAGTAATACTATATTTAACCAGGGGATTGATTCTTCGACTTTGACAGAACAGCAGCAAGCTATTTTGGAATGGGCTCTGACTAAAGAGAACTTATCTTTTAGCAATAAGAAAGAGGATATTATAGAAATGCTTGATCGCTTCGTGGCTTTTTATGAATTCGAGCAAGCCCAAAAGAACAAGAATAAAGATAAATAAGTAGTAGAGTTTAAAATACCCCTTATTTTTTTCATTTTTTATTGTTAATATATAGAAGAAAGATAATCTAATATACGGGGGCAGATTTATTTGAAAAAAGTAATCTTTACTACTATTGTTGGCGCTTCTTTGTTGCTGGGAGCATGTGGATCGGACACTACCAAAGTCAATGAGAACTCAGAGAATACAGCAGCCACAACAGAAACTGAAGCTAAAGAAACTGAAGAAGTAGCTGCAGAAGAAACTGAAGCTGAAGAAGTTGTATCTGAAGATGTACAAGAAGATGACACTGTTAAAGCCACAAATGTTTATACAGATAAAGATTTAGGGATTACAGGCGAAGTTGGACCATTGAAATATGAAATCTCTGGTATCCAGTTGAAAATTATCGAGCCTAAAGACCAAGCTACAGCTGACTTGTTCGAAGTTGAGATTGGCGATGAAATTCATGCGTTTACAATCCAAATGGCAGGGGAAAATACTACAGAAGATGACGTAAGCTTCTTTTTAAACCAAGCTATTGCTGTTACGAATACAAAAGAACAACTTGATCCAGATATGATTTTGAGCGAATATATTGATGGTGAGTTTTTAGGACAAGTACGACATGAAGGTCATAACGTCTACGTATTAAAAAATTCTAAAGTCGATGAGTTAAAAACAATTGAATTACGCATTCAAGCACCATACGACAAAGATTTCAATACAATTGGCGATGAGATTTCAGAGAAAATTGAAGTGAACAAATAAGACTTCCCCCTTTCGAGGGGTTTTCTTTTAAACTAAAAAAAGAACATACGTTCTTTATTTTAGAGAAGGAGTGGTTATATGAGCTATACATACAACTGGAGTGAAGAATACGTAAACGGAATGTACCGCTCTCTCGGAATATTTCATCCTCACCAATTAGACATGGAAACAATTGCGGCTCGCCTCGGGTTATCCATCATTTGCCTGCCCACAGAAGCTATGAGACTCGACAAAGTTATTGTCCTGGACAGTCGGGATTCTAACGCTAAACAATGGCAAGATTTTGGGCATGAATTATGCCATGCTATTTGGCACTATGGGAATCAATTGACCATGCCCATGCCTTTACAGGTTTACCAAGAAAATAAATCCAATAACTTTGCCCAATATGCCTGCATCCCCACATTTATGCTGCAAAATTTGAACTTACCAGCTTATGAACGGGACGCTGTTTGGATGATTATGGAGAAATTTGGCGTCGAACGAGATTTTGCGCAAAAACGATTGGAACAATACATACGAAATATGTACAGTCGATAAGAAAACGAGGTGTTCATATGACGGAGAAAAAATACATAGAACTTAACAAACTGGCCGATCTACAAGACAAGCAACCCGAGCTCTTCCCTGTCTTCAGTCGAATTATCAAAATTAATGGGCAGCTGGTTGGCGAAGTACAAGCTTATTGCGATGAATATGGAAAACCGGTTCAAGGGGAAAATTTGTACCATTAATGGTTTAGTAAGGTTAAAATCGTACCAAGACCCTATGTTTTTATCATATCAGTACCATCAGACCGACACATTTGATGGTATGGTGAACCGGAGGAGTGACTGCCATGAAATGCAGGAAGTTAGAAAACGGGAAATGGGAGTGTTACGCAGAAGGGCCACGTGATTCGATTACAAATAAACGGAATCCGATCCGAAAGCAATCCCAGAAGAAGAATGTGGCCCAACAGAAAGTAAAAGAGGCATTAGAAGCGCTAACCAGTGGAATTGATGGAAAGAAAGCGAACAACGTGACGTTTCAGGAAGTAGCCGCGGATTGGATGCGTGTCTATGAACAAAGTGGCGTAAAAAGATCTACGGTCCGAAGCCGAGAATCTTCTTTGAAGAAAATCAACACGTATTTTGGAGATATCGCCATCGGCCGCATTAGCCACCAGTTGATTCAAGACATGCTATTGGATATGTATAAAAAGCAGTATTCCAAATCGCTCCTAGATCATGCCAAGGTAACCGCCCGGTTTGTCTTCCAGTATGCCAAAAAGCAGAAGTTACGGCTAGATAATCCGGTAACCGAAACCGTGATTCCAAGAAATCGCAAATCAGTCGAAGAAATTGAGAATGAAGAAATCCATGAAAAATACTTTGAAGTGAATGAATTGGAGACATTTCTGCAAACAGCTGAAACTAAAGGGTTGCTGCATGATAAAGAGTGGTTCCCTGTTCTCGCTTTTACTGGGATGCGCGCCGGCGAACTATGCGCTCTTAAATGGACAGATGTCTTCTTCGACACCAATCAGATTCGGATCACGAAAACGATGGATAACATTGCAGACATGAAATCTTATGAGCTGACGCCGCCAAAGTCCCTAAAGGCCGTGCGAGTTGTAGATGTAGATCCGCAAATAATGGATTTGCTGAAACGGTTGAAGGTCCGACAAAAAGAAGCGCTGTTGAAATACCGTTCGACCACCTCTAAATATCATGAAGAGAATTTTGTTTTCTCCCGTCCTAAAAACGGATACCCTTATTCAACCAAATACCTGTATCGTCGAACCGTGCGTCTTTGCAAAATGGCTGATTTGGATAAAGTGGAAGGCACCCACATCTTACGCCATACGCATATTACCATGCTGACCGAAGCTGGCGTTGAATTGGATGCCATCATGGCACGGGTCGGCCATGAAGATTCCAAGACCACGAAAAACATCTATACCCACATCACGAAGAACAAGAAAAAAGATGCAGCCGAACGCATCAGTTTTCATTTCGGAAAGCTTCTTGATTATAAAATCGGAGGCTGA